GACGTTATTGAGGTAGGCCGCTATCCGGTTAGCCGTATCGCGGGCAGGATCGTAGACAAAGCCAGTCTTGACGTAGGTATCAGCAACCAAGCTATCCATCGCGGCAATCACTTCCGTATCAACCTGTCCCGCCTTGGTGTAGGCCCAATTCAGTTCCTCTCCGTTGTCATGAGCCACGTTGAAGCCGATGTGATCAATGTCGGCCAGGATACCGGCATCGTCAGTCAGCAGACCGTTATCGACTGCGCGAGCCTCTTCCGTCAGGCCAATAAACATGGCGCACTGATTGTCCGTAATACTGGACTTCTTCCAGCGGGCCTCAAACCAGAGTTTCTTGTCGTCACCGGCCGTGTCGGAAATCATCAGGTTCGCACCGACATTGCCGCACATGGTAATAACCGGGCCGTCGTTATCGGTCGCATCCGTGGCCAGACGCAGCACACCCCGGTTCTTCTCCGTCGGCAAGGGCTGGATAGTATTACCGGTGTCGATGTAGCTCGCAAAGAGCTGCTCATCGTCCACCGCCGCCGTCTCCAGCAACGTTGTCAGGGTAAAGTCCTCGAAGAACTCCTGGAACCTGCCTTTACGTTGCAAGTGCTCCATCATCGGGAAGGACGCCCAGATGGCCATGCTCGGAAACCGGTCGGTATTCTCCGCACCCAGATTCCCACGATATTCAGTCGTCATATCACTGCCTCCTGCCTGTTCAGATTAGAAGGGGTCAGACTTCGCAATCACGAAGTTCAGCCGCCGGTTCCGGCAAATGAAGTTATGGGTCGTATCCACAAACACATTGACAACGGTATGCTGGTACGGGGCCTTCACAACCTGTTCCTTCATGAACCACCCTTCAAGGAACACTGGCTTGAATACCCCCCAATTTATTCCGAAGATCGGATTACTGCCCGATGCAGCAGCCGTGTTCAGCTTGGGCACGTACACAATCGGCGTTCTGTGGAAAGTCGTATCACCGTCCTTGCTCGCCAAGTCATTGCCCAGGTTGTCGTTCTGGTCCTCGCATAGCTCTTCGATAAGGCCGATGGTAGTCTCATCCGTGTAGTATGCGTACTTGTTTCCAGTGTTATAGCTTGGCACGTTCGCTTGCTTGAGACTCTTGAAGTTCGTCTGTCGCGCAGCCTTGCGCCACAACCGGAACAAGTTCGTCTTCGAGACAGTCGTGTAAGTAGCCGAATAATTTTTCCACCGGGTATATGTGGTCGGATTGACGTTGCCCACCGTAGAGCCGAACTGCGCTCCCCCCGTGAAACCATCAGTGCTGTTCCAGACGATCCAATAAGGCGCACCCATCGGGTTAGTATCATCCGTCGCATCTGTAGGAGTGTTCCAGAACTTCGTCTCAAGCACCTCCGCCAGAGCAATCATACCGTCCGCACGCCGCACCTTCATCAGGTCCACGATCTGATGCTCATCCCTGTTCATCGCCAGTTCCCGGGCGTCCCAAGCCCATGCAGTCTTCACATGGCGCCAGGGCACTTTCGGCTGCACAATCTGGTCCGACACGTTGACATCATCCACCGCATACAGGCCGCCATAGCTAGCCTGATTGCTGTGGTCAACCATCAGTTGCCATTGAATCTCCGTACCACCCTGGAAAGTAACCTTGTTCTTCGTCATCAGCTCCGGCATCGCCGTGTAATGCTCTAACGAAGATACAATGTCTTCCCATTTGTTTTCACCAAGCTCATCCAGCGTCAAAGACACCAGATCAACGATCTCGTCGCCTTGAAGTACCGGCATGGTTCGCCTCCTCTGTTACCATAAATCGCTCGTCGTTATCCAGGCAACGAGCGGCCTCGCTTCTCCAAAAACTCAGCCACCTTCTGGCGTGCTCTCTCCTCGCCCTTGGGCAAGTCGTCCGCCGCACCCCCCGCACGTGCCGTAGGCCGTGCTACAAACTGCCCTTGCCGATCCCGCAACTTTTCAGATACTTCCCTCCTGGCCTTGGCTTCTGCCTTCTCTGCATGCAGCATGCGCCTGGCCCGGTCCAGAAGTTCCGGCTCGTTCGGCAGCGTCCGCCCCGCCGTCCGATAGGCGAAAGCGAGAACATCAGCTTCCTCAACTACACCCACACGCGCCTTGTACTGAGGGGATTCAGGCTTGAGATCGCGCAAAGGTCCCTTGCCGAAGATGTCCTTGTATTCGTCTCCCAAACTGTCAAAGTACTTGTCTACCATGAGGGTGAACTCTTCCTGCCGACGGAGCTGCTGTTCATCCTGCAGCGCCTTCACAGTGCTGCGAACGCTCTCCAGCTCTTCCTGGTAGCCCTTGTCCATCTCATCCCAGGCTGCTTCCCAGGCGGCCGCTACATCGTCGCCGTAGGTCTCTTTGATCATGGCAAAGGTCGGCTTTTTGCGCTCCTTCTTCTCCGGCGGTTTATCCGTCGCCGGCTGCTGCTGCTGCTTCTGCCTGGCCGTCTTGATCTGGCTGGAAAGTGTGCGATCCAGCAGGTCCAGCGTCCGTTCGAGAATAGCCGGCGATCCATACGACTGCGCCTCTTCATCCGTCAGCCCAGCCTCATGCGCGCGCTGGAGCAGCGCTTCATCCCAAGCCGGCCCAGCAGGCTCAGGCTCAGGCTCGACAACAGGCGCAGGCCTGGGCTTGGCCGTTCGCTCCTGGCTGCGCCGCATCTGGGCGGTAATTTCCGGTGCGTCATCCGGCTTGGCCCCGTTCTCCTCACCCTTCGCCTCTTTTTTCACTTTCTCAGCCATCACATCTCCAAATAAAAAGGGAGCTAGCACGATTTCCGTGCAGCTCCCTATCGAGCAGCGACGTGTATAGGCCGTCTCCCTGGAAGCAACTCCAGGTCCAGCCGATCAAGGCTGCCGGTTATCGGCAGCTCCCAGCCCCAAGGATTATCTCCTTAACTCGCAAAAAGGAAGTATTCAACGTCCACCGCACCAGTATCGGCAATCAAATATGGCGCTGTAACGCCACTGCCAACACGGAACATCATCGCCTCTCCGCCGTTCGCCCCACCGTTCGCCCTGGCTGCCTTCGTCGATCCCGTAGACACGCGCCACTCAACGAAATTGGTCGTGTCCAGGTTTCGCAGCCAGAACCATCCCAACGTTGCTACCTCGCCCAGGGTGACAGCCTCCTCCGTCACACCAATATTATGCTGCTGATGGCTGAATCGCTTAGTGCTGACATTCACCACCAGACTTTCCAAGGCCCGACCTATCGGCTTTACCTTACCGTCGTCGTAAGTAAACGAGTTAGAAAGGGTCAGCTCGTTAGCCACGCTTTACCTTGCCTTTCTGCGCGTCACCATAGCCGCCGCACTTGTCCCACAGGCCCACGGCCTCACAGTATTCCTTCTTGTTCCGACGGCTGGTAAAAATCGCTTCACCCTCATCTGTAAACCCCACCGAAACACCCAGCTGCTTTGCCTGCTCCAGGGCCTCCGGTATCTCATCCGGATGCACCCCTGCACCACTCGATACCTGCGGCCAGTTGGCCGGAGGCGGCACCATAGCCCCAAGTTCCTTGTCCGGAAAAGCCTCGTCATAGACTCGCTTCGAGACCTTCTTGCCGTCAATGTAATACGTCGGCCTGTTTGTGTACCTATCGTACACAGCTCGTCCAATCATCCCACCGGCATCCCTACCGCATTGTTCTGCGGATTGGCTGCACCTGCCAGCATTTGCATCATAGCCTGGTCGCCGCCCTGTTGGGTCTGCCCAGGACGATTAACGCGCGTGTACGTCCTGTTCGTATTGGCCGGCCTCGGAGTGCGCCTTGGCTCCTCCGAATACGGGGTAGCCTCCAGCGCCGGCGCCGATTGCCAGGCGATAATAGAGTCAAGGTCGGTGAGATTACTGTACCTGGCAACGATCCGCAGCAACTGCTCAAGGCTCACAACCCCATTCTGCTGCTCCAGCATCGGCAACAGCGGCAGTACCAACGTCTGCATGATCTCTTTGAGCGTGTTCAGTTTGCTCGAAGGAGTCTCGATCTGCAAACTGTACGGGTTAATATCGAAATTCAGCTTGCGGAAGTCATCCGCCCGGTCCTCCGGCTTGATAGGCTTGTGCAACCACAAGCTTGTTTGCGGGATCGGCGTTTCGACCTCATAGGTCTCAATGGGATCGTTCCACCAGTAGTATGTCATCGACTGTCCGATCTCACGGGCGAACGCTAGTACACGAGCTTGCATCTCCTGAAGAGTCTTCGAGCTATTAGCATGAATCATCTCATCCTGCCCCAGAGTTTCTGATTGCGGACCCAAGCCGCCAATCGCCCCCAGGTTGCCGCCCAGCTCCAGGAATAACTGCTTGACCTGCATGAAGAAAAGCAAGAGCAGATTGTTGACGCCCCCCGTGGTGACTTCCCTCACGGCCTCCGGGCTATCCATCGTAATTGTGCCACCGTCATCGGTAGACCTAAACCGCTCTTCATCGTCAGCAGAACCACGCGGAGCAACCGTCACCGTCTTCAGGCGCTCCGCCTGCCGGCCCAGCTTCCGGAAAAGCTTGTTCGCCAGCAAGTGCAGGTCGTAGAGCTGCTGGCCCGGCGCGCTCGGCATCAAGTTGCCGGGAACATCGCCCAAGCCAAGAATATGAAACGGTCCCGAATCCGGCCCCTTCCACTCAACCACCCGCAGCAATTCATTGCCAACACCTCCGCCATCCTCGTCACTGCTGAGCGTCACCAGCAACCGATCGCGTGGGAGCCAGATTTCCCAGACTTCTACCATATCCTCCAGCTCATCAGACTCATGAACGGCGTCATAACTGAGAGAATTGATGCGGGCACCGCCGCGCTCGTTGTAGAGCGACCGAGGCGAAGCCGTCAGCTTCTGCCGCGCATCCTTCTTGAATTGCTCCGCTTCTTTGGCCACCTCCAGCGGCATACAGTACCGATGCCCCATGAAGGCTACCTGGTCCCAGCGCTTGGCAAACATGTCGTGGACCCAATCATCCATCTCGATCTTGTCCACAAACACCTTGCCATAATCGTGCGTGAACCCTTCCCACTCGATAGGCAGGTAATTGCAAAGGCCCACTTTGGCAATGCCCATGCACAGCAAGGCGTCCAGAACAATCCGCCGAATTGAGGATGCTAAATCCATGCTCTCCACCCTGGCATTCGTCCAAACTTCCATGTTAGAGGCGACCGACTTCAACTGCGGAAACTGCGTCGAGATCATGTACCTCGGAGACCGAGGCACCAGCTGCCGCTGGTAAATCGTGGTACTCAAGTTGAGCAGGTTGACCGGAACTTTATCGCGAGCACCATTCGCCCCCCAATTCCGACCCACCAGCTCCTTTGTCATCTCCACAAAATTGCGGCGCCATGGCTCCAGCTTCCACCGCGACCAGTCAACGGCCGATTGCAAACGTCTGCGATGATCGGGATTCTCGGGGTTCATGGTTCATAAAAGGCAAAGGCCGGTAAAAACAATAACGGCATCAGGGGGTCAGGGCACCCTGATGCCGTCACGATTCTACCGGCCAAGGACCCGGGCGCGACTCCGGGACCTCTGCCTATTTGTATCTTACCATACTATTTTGGCACCAGCGCCGTCAAGTGCTGAGGCAAAATTTCAGCCGGGGCTTCCTGCGGCGGCTGATGTTCAACCTGCAACTGCATATCCTGAACGCCCCATGACAATACCGCTTCAATCCAGCTAGGCCACGCATCGTCCGAAATCTGGCACGGAACGGAGAACGAAATTCCTTCCTCCCCCACACCGCCATCAGGTCTTTGATACAGCGGAAACTTGATCCATATCGTGTAATGCCACACATCGTTATCATCCCGGTTGTGCTCGAACGCAATGATACACTTGTGGTCTGCCAACCAGCGAAGAGCTTCACACATCGTCACCAGAGCACCTCCTGTGTTTGCTTGCGTTCATTTTCCCAGACCAGCTTCCGGCGCCAAGCTAAACAGCCAGGCAAAATGTCTTTCCCTCCAGTTTGAATCTTTATCTCCGCCGCCCCACTCTCCTGCAAGAGCTTCCAGGCTAAGGCCGTCGCAATCACGCGGTCTCCGTGGTTGATTCGGGCACCCGACGGATCATCCAGATTCTTAATCTTCGCGTGGTCTACGAAACCGTCATCGTTAAACACGTAATGCTTGGCATCGTCCAGACACAACATCGACCGCTCTACCCACTCCTTGCCCAGCGCCCGGTTATACTCGGTCAGGACCTTCAGCTTTGCCTCCGGGCTGGGATACCAGCCGGGTATATCCGATGCTTTCGGCGTCAAAGCGGCATCGTCACGCTTCCGGTAAAAGTTCCGATACCCCAACATGATAAGCCGCTTACCGAAGGCTAGGCCAGGCCCGACCGCCTCCCATACCAGAAAGGCATCGCCAAACCACTTGCAGTACGCCATTGCCTCATTGGCAAAATCGCTCGAATTGATTCGCGGGTTAGCATACTCCATCACCTTCTCCAGACGGTTCTTGGAGGCTGCCACCAAGCACGAGGACGATGCTCCCGTACCGGTCGATACGTCTGCCCCCATGACATAGCTCGTATCCCTGGCCGGCTTACCGTCCGGTCCAAGCCGGAACCACAAAGAACACGCTCCCTTCGGGTCTTCCACCCACTCGATTGCTTCCAGCGTATCACGGTCATACTCAAGACGACCTTGATGATACGGCTCCCGACAATCTCGACGAATAATGTCATCCAGACGGCCAACGTCGAAGAAGGCCCCTCCAGACGCCAGAAAATCCATGTCCAGGTCCTGGGCCACCAGCCTATCACTAGCCGATCGCTCGGAACATTGAATGTCATACCACGGACTCCTCTTCCTCCCCTTCTCATCGGTGTATATCCCCTTGCCCTTCTCTGGGTGCAAGGACCAGTGCAAGCTGATCTTGTGCCGGACCTTCTGGAGCATCGTATAAAACGCGCCCACCGCTCCCTTGGGAGTGCTGTTGAATATGCGGCAATTCGTGTTAAATTGCGTCGCCGACAGCGCTCGCATACCATCATTGTAAGTCCATGAGCCAAGCTCATCGAGCATCATACCCGTAGACCGACCACCACGGCCGAAGTCCTCCGTAGTTGCCGCTCCACCGAGCACCGACTTTTCGTCAGGATTGAAAAGATGTGCTTTCTGCCGTTCGACCTGATCACGTATCAACGGCTTCAACCAGGTGGGCTGATGCTCCAGGAGAAAGTCCAGCTTCCAAAACAGCGTATCAGGATCGCCCTTCTTGCCGTCCACCAGCTCCGCCGACCGGGATGCAACCTTGAACGCCCGGCCCCGCTCGAATTGCCACTGGTGCAACAGCACTGCTAAACAGACCCAAGTAGCCCCCATGTCACGGCTCTTGACAATCCCAATGTCATGCTTGCCAAGAGCCTGCAAAATGTCCGGTATTAACTCATCCTGGAAGTCCCACGTAATCCACGGCCTCGTAGCCGGAATACGCGGCTCGTATATCCAGCCGAATGTGTTCAGCCAGAAAAGAATGTCCCGCCGGCAGATGCTACGAAGGCTCGCCGCCTGCTCCGGCGAACTTGCCCCCATCTGGAGCATCTCCTGCCGGAATCGCAGGTTGGCTCCCTCTGCCTTCGGCACCATCGCCCGATAGGCGTCCGAGTTCCACGTCACTAGCCACTGCCATTTCTGTCGCGCCTCCCTTTGCGTGAAATGCTATCAGCTCCCGCAACGCCGCATCTCCAGCCTCAACCACCTTCTTCTCCCCCTTCCCCACCTTCTGCACAGCCTTCTCCCGCGTCTCCAACGCAAACAAAGCTGCAAAAAACTCCTTGCGATGATCCCGTGCATAAATCAACAGACTCAACGCTAACCGGCCCGGCGGGTCCATCGGCGGGAAATCCAGGTTCGCCGCTACCCACCTCATCGACCTCGCAAACCCATTGTCCTCCCCGATCGTCCCCAGAAAACCCGTCTCCACACGCAACTCCGCCTCCGCCTTCGCTTCCAAATCCGTCTTCACCCGCTGCCCCCCATCCACCAAATGCGGAAACTCCTTTATCACCGCCCTCCACGCCGCATTCGGACTGTAACCCTGCCGCTTGTACTCCTCTCGCTTCGCCGCCACCTGCGCCCATACCCCCTCCCGCTTCCACAGCTCCCGATGCTTCCTCTTCGCTATACTGCAC